ACTCGCGAGGCGCTGCGCATCCTCCACCAGAAGCTCAACTTCGTCGGCAACATCACGCGCGACTACGACGACAGCTACGCCAAGTCGGGCGCCAAGATCGGCGACTCGCTGAAGATCCGCCTGCCGAACCAGTACACCGTCCGCTCGGGCGCCACGCTGTCGGCGCAGGACACCACCGAAAGCTCCGTCACCCTGCAGGTGGCGACGCAGAAGGGCGTGGACCTGAACTTCACGTCGGTGGACCTGACGCTCTCGCTGGACGACTTCAGCAAGCGCATCCTCGACCCGGCGATGGCCGTGCTGGCTGCCTCGATCGAGGCCGACGCGCTGTCGAACATGTACAAGGACGTGTACCAGTCGGTGTGGAACGGCGGTGCCGCCGCGACCTACAACAAGGCGCTCGACACCCGCGTCCTGCTGCAGCGTGCGCTGGCCCCGAACTCCGAGCGCACGATGCTCCTCGACCCGGCCGCGATGGCCGATGTGGTCAAGGACACCAAGACGCTGTTCCAGGACGACAAGTCCATCGCCAAGCAGTACCGCGAGGGCATGGTCGGCCGCGCCGCTGGTTACGACTGGGGCGAGAACACCCTGCTGCCGTCGCATACGCGGGGTACGGCTGACGGCGCCTACACCGTCAACACCTCGACCGGCATCGTATCCGGCTCGGCCAGCATTGCCACCACGTCGGCGGTCGGTACGGGCACGATCCTCAAGGGCGACGTGTTCACCATCGCTGGCGTGTTCTCGGTCCACCCGGAGACCAAGGCCAGCACCGGCCAGCTGCAGCAGTTTGTGGCGACGGCTGACTTTGCCGGTCCGGGCGGCGGCTCGGTCTCCGTCTCGCCGACTCCGATCACCTCGGGCGCGCTGCAGAACATCAGCATCGTGGGTGCTGGCGCGAGCAAGGCGGTCGTGATCGCCGGCACGGCTTCGGCCGCGGTGCAGACGGGTCTGGCCTTCCAGAAGGGCGCGTTCGCCTTCGCAACGGCCGACCTGGTGATGCCGTCGGGCGTGGACTTCGCCGCGCGTGAGGTCTACGACGGTCTGTCGATGCGCGTCATCCGCCAGTACGACATCAACAACGACAAGTTCCCGTGCCGACTGGACGTGCTGTACGGCTACAAGACCCTGCGTCCGCAGCTCGCCGCGCGTTTCCACAACAACTAAGCAAGCCGGATGGCTTGAGGGCGGTGGCTTCGGCTGCCGCCCCTTTTTCTTGAGGGTCACGGATGATCGCGCAGCAACCCATTCGGCGAGCACTGCGAATCATGGGCGTCATTGCCTCGGGGGAAACCCCGCAGGCGTCCGACGTTCAGGATGCGCTCGACACGCTCAACGCCCTGCTGGCCGAATGGCATGTTGCCGGCATCGGGATTCCCGATTACTCGGTGGCGACCGAGGCCGCCGCGATGACCACGGACGTGGCCGACCGGGAGGCAATCGCCTACGCGCTGGCGTTCCGCATGGCGCCCGAGTACGGCTTCGAGCCGACCCCGGCGCAGGTCGCGGCGGGCGAGGAAGCGTTCGCGCGCCTTCGCCTGCGTTATTTCCAGCCCGGCCGCTCCGATTTCAGCGAGCTGCCGTGCCCGACGCACAATTTCAACATCGTCACGGGCGAGTAAGGCATGAAGTCTGCCTTCCTCGGCGCCGCCTACAGCCTGCGGTCGCTGCCGCTTGCCGCGCAGACGTGCATCAATCTCTATCTAGAGCCGAACGAGGCCGGGCAGGGCGAGCCTGGCGGCTTCTACGGCACGCCCGGCTTGCTGCGCCTTGCCACCATCGGCTCGGGCGGGCATCGCGCGTCCATCGTCGCTGGCGGCTTCCTGTGGGTGGTTGTCGGGAATAGCGTCTACAAGGTCACTTCGGCCTATGCCGCAACGCTGATCGGCACGATTCCGAACAGCACCGGCCCGGTCACGATGGCCGAGAACGGCCTGCAGGTTGGCATCGCGCACCCGGACGGCTGGCATGTGGTCACGCTGGCGACGAATGCGATGGTGGCGGTGTCCGGCGCGCCGAGCCTGTCCGACATTGCGTTCATCGACAACTACGGTGTGGGCGCCAACGAAAACGGCACCTATTCGTGGACGGCGCTGGCCGACTTCACCAGTGTGGACGCGCTGTCGTTCGCCTCGGCCGAGGGCAACCCCGACCGGATCGTGCGGACGCTGGCCGATCACCGCGAGCTGTGGCTGTTCGGCACGAACACGGTGGAGGTGGCGGTGGTCACATCCGACGCCGACCTGCCGTTCACCCGCACCGCCTTCATCGAGCAGGGCATTCTCGCCCCGCATTCGGCGGCCAAGGAGGACAACAGCGTTCTCTGGCTGGGCCGCAACGAAAAGGGGCAGGGCGTCGTCTACCGCGCGGACGGCTACGTGCCGCAGCGGGTGTCCACCTTCGCGGTGGAGCAGGCGATCCAGACCTACGCCAACCCGGAACTGGCAACGGCCTACACCTACCAGCAGGACGGCCACCACTTCTACGTCCTGAACTTCGCCGAGGCGACGTGGGTCTGCGACCTCAACACCCGCCTCTGGCACCAGCGCGCCTACCGCAACACCTCCACGGGTGAGTTGGGCCGGCACCGCTCGCACACGCACGCGCTGTTCAACGGCGCGCACGTGGTCGGCGACTACGCCGATGGCCGCCTGTACGCGCTCGACCTCGACACGTTCACCGATGACGGCGACCCGATCTACCGGGAACGGACGTGGGCGCAGCTTGAGTCGGAGAACCGCTGGATTCGCCACCACCGGGGCGAGCTGATCGCCGAGATGGGCGTGGGACTCGACGGCGACCCGACTGCGCCGGATGCCGACCCGAAGGTGTGGTTGCAGTGGTCGGACGACGGCGGCCGGACGTGGGGCAGCGCGCAGGACCGTTCGCTGGGCCGGCTCGGCAATTTCGGCAATCGCGCGTTCTGGCGACGCATGGGGATTGCCCGCACCCGCTACTACCGCCTCTGGACTTCGGCCGCCGTGCGCATCGCGTGGCGTGGCTTCAACCTCGACATGGAAGTCGCCTCCAAATGACCCTTGTTGTCAGCGCACGCAACGCGGCGATGGACGCCGTGACCATCGACTCCATGAGCCTGCACAGCGGGTTCCCCGGCGAGACCGGCGCTAACGAGCTGTCCGGCTCGGGCTACGCGCGGCAGACGACCAGCTTCAACGCCTCGTCGGGCGGTGTCCGCACCCTCGCCACGGCCGAGACGTTCACCGTGGGCGCGGGCCAGACCGTGCGCTGGATTGGCGTGTGGGCCGCTTCGACGTTCCGTGGCTACTCGCCCAACGGCGGCAGCCCGCAAGAGTTCGACGTGGCGATTGGCACGGACGTGGTGACGTGCCGGGCGCACGGGTTCAGCGATACGAACACCATCGTGTTCTACGGCGGCACGGTCCCGGCCGGGTTGACCGAGGGGACGATCTACTACGCCCGCGACTGCACGGCCGACACGTTCAAGGTGGCGGCAACGGCGGGCGGCGCGGCCATCGACCTCACGGGCACGGGCGCGAGCGATTGCGTGGTGTCGCGCATCTTTGAGGACGCCTACGCGGGCGCGGATACGCATCAGATCACGGCTTTCACCATCGGCGCGGTGAGCTGATGACCGCACGCACGGCCGCGATCAAGGTCGGCTTGCGGGCTTCTGCGGCGTCAAGCTCCGCGCGGCAGCGCACCGGCGCCATCCGCATCGGCCTGCTGGTGGCCGCATCGTCTCCCGCATGGGCCGGACGGGCGCGGCAGGCGCGCAGCTACAACTGGATGCTTCGGGCCGACGAGATGTGGATTGACCCCAAGACGGGTCGCCCCTCGCCGCGACTGTTCCAGCTTCTGCGCGAGATTTGCGAGAACCGGCTGGGCGGCATAGACGGGGCAAGCATCCCCACGGTGCAGACCACGGTCACGCAGACGCAGGCTGAAGTGGTCGCCACCTCGACCTATGCGCGCAACGTCTCGATTTACGCACAGGGCATCGCGGCTGCGGTGGATGCCACAACCGAGGTCGCGCGCAACAACGCGCTAACGGGCGCGGACGGTATTCCGGGCACGCCCGAACCTCCGCAAGTCCCCGGCAGTTCAACGCAGTAACCAGGAGTAGCCACGGATGGCTTTTGATTGGGGCAGTTTGGCCGGTGCGGCGGTGTCGCTGTACGGCGCAAAGAAGGGCGCGGACGCCGCCAAGAGCGCGGGCAACGCCTCGGCCGCCGCGAGCGAGGCCGGCAACAAGGTCATCTGGGACATGTTCCAGCAGTCCCGCCAGGACCAGATGCCGGCGATCCAAGCGGGCAACGCGGCGCGCAACGAATACATGCAGATGATGGGGCTTTCTCCGGTGTCGGCAGGCGCGGGCATGGACCCCGGACAGGCGTATCTGCAGGCCAACCCCGACGTGGCGGCCAATGCGTTCTTTGCGCAGAACCCGCAGGAGCATTACCGCCGCTACGGGCAGACCGAGGGCCGCGCTTGGGGCGCTCCGGCGCAGCAGGGCGCCGGCTACAACGCCCAGCAGATCACCGACAAGCTGCGCTCGGCGCCGGGCTACGGGTTCGCCTTCAGTGAGGGCCAGCGGGGCGTGGAAAGCTCCGCAGCGGCGCGTGGCGGCCTGTTCTCGGGTGCTGCAGCCAAGGCGCTGACGAAGTACGGGCAGGGCATGGCCGACCAGCAGTACGGCACGCACCTCAACCGGCTTGGCAGCCTCGCCGGCCTCGGCCAGACCGCGACGACGCAGGTCGGCAATTGGGGGCAGGGTGCGGCGTCCAACGTCGCTACCGGCCTGCAGAACGCGGGGGCGGCTCGGGCCTCGGGCATCGCGGGCGCCGGGCAGGCGTGGCAGCAGGGCATCGGTGACGCCGCCTACTTCGGCGGCAAGTTCGGCCAGAACCAGGGGTGGTGGGGCTAATGTCCATCGCAAAGATGTTTGAAGCCGGCCGCATGGCCGCGCGCGAGGATCAGGAACGCTCGGCGCTCGCCAAGCACCTTCAGCCCGCGCTCGGCGGCGACAAGGCCGCCCAACAGGCCATCTACGGCGTGGCCCCCATGCGCGGCATGGAAGTGGAGGGCTTGGCCCAGAAGCGGCAAGAGGGCGCGTCTGAGGCCGCCCGCAAGCAGCTTGCCGACCTGTCCACGCTGGCAACCCGCGCGCCGCACATGGCCGCGCAGGTCTATCCGCAGTGGAAGGCCGCGCTTGAGGCAACGGGCCTCGCCTCGGGGCTGCCGGAGCAGTACGAGGAAGGCGCGATGCAGGCGATGCAGGCGTTTGCCACGCAGGCCAACGACGGCACGCCGTCCGCAATCCGCGAGCTGCAGATGCTGCAGGCCAACCCGCAACTGGCCGAGCTGGACATGAAGCGCCGGCAGGCCGGTTGGCGTCCGCAGGTGCTTACCACGGATCAGG